CAAGGTGTTTCTATTACTATCAAAGGTGAAGTTGCCACAGTTGCAAATTTGCCAATGGTCGGCAACCAAGTCAATGACGCATACATTGTTGCGGATGATGGTAACTGGTGGATTTGGAACGGCACGGATTGGTATGACGGGGGACAGATTGTTGGTCCACAGGGCGCAAGCGGTTACTCTGGTTACTCAGGCATTGGCACAAGTGGTTATAGCGGATACAGCGGTTTAGCAACTTCTGGTTACAGCGGGATTTCTGGTTACTCAGGAAGTGGCGTTAGCGGCTATTCAGGCTTTAGCGGTAGCGGTGTTTCTGGTTATTCTGGAAGCGGTATAAGCGGTTATTCGGGAAGCGGAATCTCTGGGTATTCAGGCACAAGCGGTTATTCTGGAATTGGCACAAGTGGATTTTCTGGATATTCTGGAAGCGGTGTAAGCGGGTATTCTGGCTTTTCTGGTGTGTCTGGTTATTCTGGTTCTGGCGTATCTGGTTGGTCTGGATTTTCTGGCATATCTGGGTTTAGTGGTATCTCTGGCTACTCAGGCATATCTGGATATTCTGGACAATCAGGCGCGGCTGGTTTGGGTGGAACAGTTGGGGCTTATGGTTCTTTCTATGACACAACAAACCAAACAACAACTGCCAATACGCCAACGGCTGTCACGCTAAACACAACGGCTGGCAACAATGGTGTAACCCTCATATCGGCAAGCCAATGGCAATTTACTAATGCTGGAACTTATAGCATTACCTATTCCATACAGTTCACAAACCACAGCACGGCTTTGGGGACTACGCAAGTTTGGTTAAAGAAAAATGGAATTAATGTTGTTGATAGTAATACACATTTTGATGTGCCAGACAAACAAGGTAGCGCATATTCATCTGAAGTTTTAACAGTTAACTATGTTTTAAATGTTTTAGCAAATGATGTGTTTCAACTTTTCTGGGACACAACAAATGCAAATGTCTACCTTGAAACTCTTGCTGGCAATGCAACATATCCATTAACGCCTTCTGTAATCTTGACTGCTACGCAAGTAATGTATACCCAAAGCGGGTATAGCGGCACAAGCGGATTTAGTGGCATATCAGGTTTTAGCGGTCTGTCGGGATATTCAGGCGCATCAGGCTATTCTGGTTCAGGCATTAGTGGTTATAGCGGCTCTGGTATCTCAGGCTATTCTGGAAGCGGTTTGTCTGGTTACTCAGGCACATCTGGCTATTCAGGTTCAGGAATAAGCGGCTATTCAGGAAGTGGCATAAGCGGGTTCTCAGGCATTTCTGGATACTCAGGTTCAGGCATAAGTGGATTTTCAGGTAGCGGCATTAGTGGTTATTCTGGTATATCAGGATATTCTGGTTCTGGTATTAGCGGTTACTCAGGCACAGACGGCACATCAGGTTTTAGCGGAATTTCTGGCTACTCTGGTTCTGGTGTAAGTGGCTTTTCAGGCTTTAGTGGATTTAGTGGGATAAGCGGATTCTCAGGAATTTCTGGGTATAGCGGTTCTGGTGTATCTGGTTATTCAGGGTCGGGCATATCTGGATTCTCAGGCTTTAGTGGATTCTCAGGAATTTCTGGGTTCTCTGGCATATCGGGTTATTCTGGTTCTGGCATTTCTGGCTTTTCTGGTTTTAGCGGTATCTCTGGATACTCAGGCAGAAGCGGTTATTCTGGTAGTGGCATAAGTGGTTACTCAGGATTTTCTGGAATTTCTGGTTATTCTGGTTCTGGGATAAGCGGCTTTAGTGGTTTTAGTGGCATAAGTGGATTTTCTGGAATTAGCGGATATAGTGGTTCTGGCATATCGGGTTACTCTGGTAGAAGCGGATACTCTGGAAGCGGCACAAGCGGCTTTAGCGGATTCAGCGGAGTATCAGGTTATAGCGGTTCAAGCGCGGCAAGTATTTCTATAACCAATGACACAACAACCGCAACAAATGTTTATCCAACTTTTGTAAATGCAACAAGTGGAACGGCAAGCACACTTTATACTGGCAATGCAAAACTTTTGTATAAGCCAAGCACGGGTGAATTGACTGCGCCAGTTCAAATATCAAGCAACGGCATTAACATTAACAATGCAACTATAAGCACAAGTTATACGATTGCTACGGGTAACAATGGATTGTCTGTTGGTCCTGTCACAGTTGCTTCTGGTCAATCTGTAACAGTATCTAGCGGTCAACGCTGGTTAGTTTTGTAAAGGATAACTATGCCCTACGGCACGATTAACGCAGACAAGATGACAACCTCAGACGGAGTGAGTTCGTCTGGTTTGTATGGGTTTAAAAATAGGCTGATAAATTCCGCAATGGTGATTGACCAGCGTAATGCGGGGGCTAGTGTTACGGCTACGGGGTCTAATTATTCTTTAGACAGATGGCAGATGTTGGCTTCTGTAAGTTCTAAATTTACTGTTCAGCAATCCTCAACTGCGCCATCAGGATTTACAAAATCTTTATTAGTCACATCTTCTGCGGCAACCTCATTGGGTGCAACAGACTATTACCTCATTACACAAAAAATTGAAGGTTTTAATACGGCAGATTTAGGGTGGGGTGCGGCTGGCGCATCTCCTATTACTGTTTCTTTTTGGGTTCGTAGTTCTTTAACTGGAACATTTGGATTTGTTGTTAGAAATGGTGCTGGTAATAGGTTATACCCCGCAAGTTACACAATAAGTTCTGCGAATACTTGGGAGCAAAAATCTGTGACTATTGCTGGTGATACTACTGGAACATGGTCTACTGATAATAGTATTGGTGTTGAACTAGATTTTGGTTTAGGTGTTGGCTCTACTTACAGCAACACAGCGGGAACATGGACAACTGGCGGTCTTGGTACAACAGGCGCAACAAGCGTAGTCGGCACAAATGGCGCAACCTTCTACATCACAGGCGTACAACTAGAAAAAGGCAGTACCGCAACGAGTTTTGATTACAGACCTTATGGTACTGAGTTGGCTTTGTGTCAGAGGTACTGCTGTGTAATACCCGTAAACGCTTCTGGTGTTGGAACTGGAATTATTGGCCCTTGGGGTGCTAATTACAACGCAACAAATGGTCGAGTTTGGTACAGCATGCCAGTAACAATGAGGGCAACACCATCTGTTTCTTTAAGTGGAAACCAATATTCTATTATTGGCGTAAATGATGTGTCAACGGGAACAAATAATAACTTTCATTATTCCAATCAAATTATTAGTTTTGATGGGACAAGTCTTTCCACTAGTTCGGCAACAGGACAACCACTTTCTTATCGTGGTGGTGGTTTAATAACAGCGGAGTTATAGGATGTATAAACTTTTAAAAAACACGCTTAACGGGGAAATTTATTCTGTTTTAAAAACAGACACTAACACGGCTATCCCATTTGACCCCGCTAACACAGACTACCAAGCCTATTTAAAGTGGGTGGCTGAAGGCAACACGCCTACTCCCGCAGACGAAGGAACACAATAATGGCGGCACTAATCCCATCAGCAAGCGCAACAGGGTCAGGAACAATGACCTTGGCTGGCCCTTCTACAAACTCTAATCAGACTATCACGATTCCAGACGCTACTGGAACAATGATGGTTAGTGGCAATATGCCAGCGTTTAGTGCTTATGCAAGCGGTAATCAATCGATTAGCAATGCTACATTTACAAAACTTCAATTCAACACAGAAGAATTTGATACTGCAAATTGCTTTGATAACGCTACAAATTATCGTTTTACACCAACTGTCGCTGGATATTATCAAGTAAATGGTGCTGTGTTATTTGGTGCTATTACATCTGCAAATAGTTTTGTTGGTATTTATAAAAATGGAAGTAGATTTAAAGATGGTAGCGGGTCATCAACGGTTTCCTCTTATAGTTATATGTCGGTAAGTGCTTTGGTTTATTTAAATGGCTCAACGGATTATGTTGAACTTTATTGTTATCAAAGTTCTGGTTCTGCACAAAATACTCAAGTAAGTACGCCAGCAAATCCATATTTCCAAGCCGCAATGATTAGGGGCGCATGATGCTATACGACAAAATAAAAACCCTATACCCAGAACTTACAGACAAAGACTTCATGACTGTAATCACATTACAAAACGACTCTGACGGCAAAGGCGATTACATAGCCAAGTGGGAACACCCAACCCTTGCTAGACCTACTGAGGAGCAATTAGCATGAGCGCCAAAGGTGACCAAGCACAGATTGACAAATACATTGCCGATTGTCAGGCAGTTAAGGCAAAATATCCTAAACCCTAAGAAAAGACAAGATGAAATACAGCATAGTAATACCCACATACAACCATTGCGAAAAATATCTTAAACCCTGTATAGATTCCATAATCAAATACACAGACATGAACCAAGTCGAATTGGTTGTGTCTGCCAATGGTTGCACAGATAACACGCAAGCCTACTTAAACTATTTACATTCCGCGATACCGCATCTGCGCGTTACATGGAGTGATAAACCATTGGGTTATGCCAAGGCAACCAATGAGGGTATCAAGATTAGCACGGGTGAATACATCATCTTGCTAAACAACGATACAGTTTTTTTAGAACAGGAACAGAACTATTGGCTACGCCTGTTTGACAAGCCATTTGAAAAATATCCCAAATGCGGAATATCTTGCATCATCAAAGGCGCATCAGAACCAGCCGCGCATGACTTTGCCGTGTTCTTTTGCGTGATGATTCATAGAAAAGTTTTTGACCATCTTGGTTTTCTAAATGAAGAATATGGCGTAGGCGGTGGGGAAGACACAGAGTTTTGCATTGAAGCGGAACGCGCTGGCTTTGAAGTTATTGAAGTGCTAAACAAAGAATGGGAAGGCATCCAATACACGGGCGGTTTTCCTATCTACCACAAGGGCGAAGGCACAATGCACGACCCTGATTTGGTACAGGGTTGGGACAACATCTTTTTACGCAATTCACTAAAACTTGCCAAGAAATATAACTTTGATTGGTATAGGTGGAGACTGTCTAACTATTGGGAACGGGCGGTTTTCCTAAAGGGTGACGGGGTTTATCCAAGGGAAGTAACCCGATACAACTACGCAAAAAAAAACCTACTTGGCAAAAAGATTTTGGAGATTGGTTGTTCTAGTGGGTATGGCATACAGTTTTTCCCACAAGATATTGACTACACGGGCGTGGACTATGACCCCATCATTGTGGAAGTTGCGGCAGAACAGGGCTGGAACGCCAACGCAAAGTTTGTCAATGCAGACATAAACAAATTCCCAATGGAACATTACGACACCATTGTGGCGTTTGAAGTTATTGAACATTTGGACAACGGGTTAGAAGTTGTGGAAATACTGAAGAAGCATTGCAAGCGATTATTGATAACTGTGCCTATGAATGAACCATTTGGTTTCTGGGGTCCACATCACAAACTGCACGGCTTGAACGAATCTAATTTCCCAGACTTTAAGTTTCATTACATCAATGAACAGGGGGAAATCAGCAACCAGCCACAACAGATAACTCAAACCAATCCATGTAACTTGATGATTTGTAGGTGGGATGCATGATTCTTTGTTCTGTGGCTACGCGGGGTCGGTACTTTACGACTTTGCCTTTAACACTTCAAGCAATCATTAATCAGACACATAAGGTAGATAAGTTAATCATCTTTGATGACAATGACGAACCGCAAGATATGCGGAATGAACTTATATACGCGCATTTCTTTCAGATGCTAGACATTAAAGGAATTGCTTGGGAATGGATTTATGCTGGCAAACAAGGTCAGCACCACATTCACCAGATGGCAAATAGCATGGGCTATGAATGGGTTTGGCGCGTAGATGATGATGCAATACCAGAACCTAATGTGCTTGAACGCCTATATTCTTTTACAAAATTCTTTGACAAAGTTGGCGCAGTAGGTGGTTCAATACTAACCCCGCCTGTCATGGATACATCTAGGGTATCTGGCATTATTGACTTAATAGACTTAGAACCAAATATCCAATGGGGAATGATTGAAGGCTACAAAAAGGTTGAACATCTGCATTGTTCATTTTTGTATCGGTCTGGTGTCTATGACTACAACCTAAATCTTTCGCGTGTGGCGCACAGGGAAGAAACTCTATTCACCTATGGATTGCATAAGAAGGGTTACGGGATTTACGCGGTATCCAATGCGGTATCGTGGCATTTAAAGAACCCTAGCGGTGGCATTCGTAGCGAGACAAAACGGGAAATGTATGAGCATGACGAAAAGATATTTCGCACACATATTCAGTTTAAAGATTACACAGTTGTGGTGCTTAACTGTGGTCTGGGTGACCATATTGTGTTCAGCAAAGTCTTGCCAAAGATTAAGAAGCCTTTAGTTTTTACTTGCTATCCAGATGTTGTAGAGGGAAAATCCATAGCAGAAGCGTATTCTATATTTGGCAACATTGATCAATGGAATATCTATGGGCAAATGGACAAATGGAAATGGTCACAAAGCCTAGAAAAAGCATTTGAAAGGATGTATCTTTGATAGTCATTTCACCTTATTCAAGACCACTTAACAACGGCAAAACAAACCCCAAGAACTATCCATTCTGGGAAGAACTTATATCCATGATTGAAGAACCGATTGTGCAAATTGGTGTGGAAGGCGAAGCGCAGTTGGTGGATGACTTTAGAAAGGGCTTGCCCATAAGCCAACTAAAAGAATTGTTGCGTGAATGTCGCACTTGGATTTCTTGCGATAGTTTCTTTCAGCACCTCGGTTGGATAGAGGGAAAGAAAGGCATTGTCCTGTGGTCGGTCAGCGACCCTTTAATCTACGGGCATCCAGAGAACACTAACCTTTTAAAAGACCGAAAGTATTTGGCTGGCAATCAGTTTCTTTGGTGGGAAGCCTACGACCACAATGAAGAAACATTTGTCTCAGCGCGTGAAGTATTTAAGTGTCTTTGATATACTTTCCCCTAATTAAATTGCGGGGTAAAGATGACTGACAGCAAAGAAACATTAGCGGCAATAGCGGTCAAAGCAACCCCGCCAGTTGGCGTATCCATAGCGTCTATTTTTGGGTATCCCGTATCGGATGTGCTTATTTGGGCAACCCTTATCTACACGTTATTGTTGATAATCCAGAAGTGTTACCAAATCTACAAAGAGGTTAAAGATTGACCCGTTCACAATTGGCGCGGCATTCAAGGCATTGCAACTTGCCTATGACGGCATTACCTATTGTTGTAACGCCTTAAATGAAGGCAAGGTAGCCGTAAAAAAAATAAAACAGGCAACGGATGACATTAAGACAATTACCAATGACGCAAAGTCAATCTGGGGGTTCTTTACAGGGTTCTTTAGCAAACCAAAGCCAACCACAGAAGCCAAGCCTGTGGAGAAAAAGAAGGAAACTTATAAAACCCACATTCCCAACGAACGGGAAATTGTCCAGCAATTTATTGGACACTTAGGTGAATTCTTTAGAAACCATAAGACACTTACAGAATATGTAGAAGTTAAGTACGAAGAAATATTTTCTAGTGCAGACCCAAAGCCAGAAGATATTTTGGAACTGAGCGTTTATAAGAATGAGTTAGATCAGTTCTATGTAAAGTTAAGCGGGATGATGCGTGGGGCTGGTGTCCCATCCCAACTTGGTCCACTATGGGATAACTACAATGAAATTTATACTAAAGTCCAATCCGAACAACAAAAGAGAAAAGAGCAAATAAGAATCAGAAGGCAACGCGAAGCCTACAAGAAAGAAAGGTTTAGGCAAGAAAAGATTGAACTTGGCATGGGATTGTTTATGGTTCTACTTATCGTTTCTTGGCTCTATGCGGTATGGATAAATTCATTTATCGTGGAATTTTGATAATGCTTTGCGTGATTCTTTCTATCATCTTGATCATTACGCCTGTGATTATTATGATGTGGATAAAGATTCAAAAAGCAGAAATAAGAATAGAGAAAAAAGAAAAACAGATTAACAGATTGATACACCAGTTAAAGGAAAAATGATGCTACCCCTAACTGCACTTATAGACATTGGTGGAAAAATACTTGATAAAGTATTTCCAGACCCCGCACAAGCAGAGCAAGCAAAATTGAAACTGCTGGAGATGCAACAAAATGGCGAGTTAGCCAAACTTAATGCTGATGTTGCAGAAGCGCATGAATTGACTGAACGGCTTAAAGCAGACATGGGTTCTGATTCGTGGCTGTCAAAGAACATTCGCCCTATGACGCTGGTTTTTATTTTGTTGACCTATACAACCTTTGCCATGATGTCTGCTTGGGACATTGAGGTTAACAACAACTATGTTGAATTGCTTGGTCAATGGGGAATGTTGATCATGTCGTTTTATTTTGGCGGCAGAACGCTAGAAAAGATTATGGACATGAAGGCTAAGAAATGAACTTAACAGAACACTTTACGCTGGAAGAAGCCACATTTTCTGAGACTGCATCCCGTCTAGGTATCAACAACCAGCCATCAGAATTGCAGTTGGAAAACATGAAGAAGGCATCAGAAGGCATGGAAAAGGTACGCGCCTTGTTGGGCAAGTCTATCCATGTCAATTCTTGGTTGCGTCTGCCAGAAGTCAATGTGGCGGTCGGTGGCTCTAAGATTTCCAGCCACATGGATGGATGGGCGATTGATTTTGTTTGTAAAGACTTTGGAAACCCATTGGCAGTTTGCAAAGCCATTGAAGCATCTGGCATCCAGTTTGACCAAATGATTCACGAATACGCTAGTTGGACACATATAAGTTTTGCACCAGAAATGCGTGGGCAAAAACTTACCATCTTTAGACCGCAAAGCAAATATGCGATTGGGCTATTGTCTAAAGAAGAATACAATAAGAACGTATAACTATTCAAGTATTTTGTAACCTCTAGCGATTAGGCATTGCCTGACAATTGCATCTCTACGCTTGTATGTTGCGTGTGCGCCAGACCCAGCACCAACAACCCCGCCAGAAATTGCGCCAACTTGCGCGGCAGACCTAACTTGTATTGTTCCACTTTTACGCGCCAACCATGCCGTAAACAAAGCCGATACTGCGCCTTGTATAACGGCTGATTTTCCCATTTCTTCGCCATAACTAACTTGTTCTGAAATGTTTTCACATTCCACTTTGTCTGCAAAATAGTTTGCTGGATTGGTGCTGGATTTAGGGTCAACAATTATTTTTGACGCACAACCAGTTAGCAGAACTAACGCAAGGATTTGTATTTTCATATCTTGTCTTTCTTAATCTTTGTCTACGCTAAACCATAGGACTGCGATTATTACGCCTACGCCCACACACGCGCCAGTTATTAACAGGGCAATAATGGTTAATATACTTTCAAGCATATTGGCTCAATTCTTTAAGTCTTTCTTCAAGTCTGCGAATTCTTTGGCGGTTGTATTCAACAACGCTGGTGGCGTACTCAAGTGATTGCTCTGCTTGCATTTTGGAAATGTAGGCTTCACGCAATTCTTTGTTAATGATTTCCTCTAGTGTTCTTGGTCGCAGAACATCACGCATAAAGTTGACAAGTATTTCTCTATTGGTCATTTCTTTTCCAATGCAGTAATTCGGTCAGACATAGCCCGTACACATTCTGTCAGCAATGCAACTTCAATCCGCAACTTGGCTTCTTGGCTTGGGTTATTGATGATTTCTTGTTTGACTTTGCTTCTGCGTTCTATTTCGTTGAAGGCTTCTAATTCTTCAGAAGTTGCATAGCGATAAGGTACAGAAATGTTTATTGGTCTATTCATTTATAACTTTCAAAAGGTATTAACTCAGATTGTTTAACAGAATAATATTCCCCGTTGCCAATGTCAATGCGGTTTTCATCAACCAAGAATTCTTTGCGTGGAATCCAGCCAATGACCCTAACGCAAGTGGAATGCAGTTCTGTCAGCACAAACACATCCACAGGCTTAGTCCCAGACCATCCAACTGCATTTAGATTTCCCCCGATTTTGCTGGCGCACTTAACATCAATTAACTTTCCTTTATGGCTTATAAGGTCAGTCCCAAATTTTCGATAATCACAGTTCAAATCAAAATGCAATTTGAGCAACTTAGACACGGCATATTCGGTTAATACGCCATTAATGGATATTTGCACACCATCTTGTTTTTTGTCTTGCTGGCGGTCTTTTGCATTTTGACTTGTTATATGATTCCGCATTTTCCCAATGTAATTACAGATTGAAATTTCAGTTGGGGAAAGCGGAACATCTACATATTGTTGATTAAAACCCAACATCATCAGGTCTATTGCCCTGTTCCTCTGGGTCGTTTAAAAAAGCCGTGCCATCCCAATTATTAAAAGGCATTAAATCAAGGGCAAGCATCTGACCGCCATTGCCAAGATCAATGACCTTACCAATCACACGATAGCGTTGTTTTGTTTTGCCGTCTTTGTCGGTATAACTGCCGACAGATGCTTTTACAAGTTTAAGAGTTTTAGACATTTTGTTTCTTTCAAAAAGTGTGTTCTGCGGAGATTTGTTTTACGATTTCTTGGTAGAAGTCTCGCGCACCTTCTACTTTGACTTTGATTTTTTCTTCTAATGCCAGATCGCGTTCATAGAAAACACGGGTCACGCGCAGTTCTGGATTGATGTGGTCGACTTGGTGCAAGGCTTTATCTTCATAGCCAATTAAGTTTTCTGGTGTGTTAACCAAGCAATAGCACAGTTCAAACTTATCCAAATTGGTCAACATCATGTAAGCGCGACCTTGCCATTCATAGCCCTTATCTTTGCCCAGATCGGATAGACAAGGAAAGGTAGTAAGCGACCAAGAAGATTTAATATCGCGCACCACACCATCATCACAAATAAGGTCTGGCGTACCTCTCAGCCAATCGTTTTCCAGCATTAATTCATTCTTTTTGTAATTGCTAAACAAAACAGAATTAAGCAGTCCAATGGATTGGTCTTCAACATCAATACCTTTGGTCATGTATTTGCTAGTAATCTTTTCATCAAAGCCATAGACAAATTCCTTTGCCATTTTGATGATGGTGGTTTTAGCCCCGACCGACAGGATTTCATCTTTGCCTTTGGGGTCGGTCATTATTTCCCCAATCATGTGCGGTCTGAATTTAAGCATTGGCTAAAGCCTTTACAAGTAATTCATTTTGTTGTTTGGTAAGTGCAAACTGTTCATGCAATTGAACTGTGGTGTATTTGCCTTCTTTGATTCGCAAAATAGCATCAGAAAAGCGTTTGTCAGTTAGCGTTTGTTTTTCTGATTCTTTAGGCATTGCGGATTCCCCATCATCATCTTCTGGGGCGATACAGCAAGCCGCCATAAGCGAACCCCTACGGGCATAGGTCAAAGCCGACATAAAGCCCTGTGGGTCATTCTTGGTGGTTGGAAAGCGAAGGATTCCACATTCAAGCATTTCGCCAGATTCATGGATAAACATAGTTTCCACTTCAATGGCATCAACGCATTCATAAGACTTCTGAATAAGCGCAATTCCATTGTTGTTAAGCGCATCCATGACCGCATCAATGCAAGATGCTAGATCGGCATACCGACCGCCAGTTACGCTATTTTTAAAAGCGGGATTGACTGAGTTTTTAAGTGCTGGTGCAAACTCTTTCTGAGCGCGTACCAGCGCAGTTGCTAAATTCTTCATTTAATTTCCCGTTGCAAGTAAAGCGATCACAAAGCCCGTTGCGACCCCAAAAAGCCACAGTAGGGTAAGGTCAGCCAAGGTTGGTTTTGTTGGCTTGTATGGACCATCTAAGCCGTTCTGGGTGTAGTTCTGATGTTTCATTTGTGTATCGCCTTATCAAGTTGTTGAGTTTGCCATTTATCAATTGCGGAATCGGTCGCATCATCAATGCGTTGTTGTTCTGCCCACTTGCGAACAGTTGCCATATATTCGGTTTCAAGAATCTTGATAACTGAATCACGCAATAGATCGTTTATTTCTATGCCATTGCAATAAGCAAAGTGAAGATTGCCTGTGTAGCGGTCAAAGAAACAATCAAGCGGGATTACATCCGCATACATAAGCAACATTTGGGATAGTTCTGGGTGTTCGTCTGCGTAGTTCATAAAATTCCTTAATGGGGCTTGCGCCCCGTTTGGTTTAATAATCTTGACCAGCCTGTGCTGGTTCTGCGCCCAAAAACTGTAAGTTAAATGGTGCATCATGTTTCCATGCTGTCACATCTTGATTCAAGATGGACAATGCTTCTTTGCTGGTAGATGCTTCGTAGTCACGGCAGATAGCCACTTCAATGCCATTTTCGTATCTGGCAACCCATGCGCCTGATACTGTGCAATTAAGGCGTGGATTAAACTTTTCTTCTTGTAAATAAACTTCTATGATTTTCATGCTGTTACCCCTTTTGACTGAAGGAATAATGAAATATCTATATTGCTTTTGCGTGTATCTCTTTCGCAATCTTTTACAGAATCAAAACCGCGAACACCACAATCAAATTCATCTGCAAATTTATAGCCGTTGTAAAGCGTAACAATAATGCTGTTACCTTCTGCGCGTTCATCATCAATGAAGGCTATCCAAGGGCGGGTGGCTAATAATTTATCTAATGTTTTCATGTTAATTACCTTTTAAAAGACCCTTTGCGGAATTGCTTTGGGGATAAATAATTATAAGAAAGATTAAGCCCTAAAACCATTTATGCAAAAATAATTTATAGGACAAACCCTAAGAAGGGGCTTTCGCCCCATTCTTATGCAGTTGCTAAATTTCTCCACTTTGTTGTTGATACATACATAGACCATGAAGTATTTATACCTTCTGGCTTGTAAAAAACTGAACCGCCTTCAACGCGAACGCTAACAATGCGATTGCCGTTTAATATTTTTACTTCATTGATGCCAACTGGTGTTGGTGCTACTTTTTTAGCAACTTCAGATAATGGCTTGCCGTGGTATTCATTAGCAATTCTTTCCATAGTTTCAATAAATGTTTTGCCAGCACTTGCGCGATTGCGTAATTCCCAAACCATTTGATCACGGGCATGGCGTTGGTCATAAGTAGTTGCTTCTGCGTAAGGGATGGTTACTTTTTGGTTGTATCGACCAGTAACAACAACTGCTGGCAATAATTTGCCCATCACTACTTGTTCTGCTTGGGCAAGCAATTGTGGAATTTCTGCGCTAATGTCAGCAATGATTTTGTCGGTCTGTGTGCGACTAACTTGGATAGGTGCAAAAAACTCACCAGAGCAAACACCATTGAACCAGCCGTGTTCTTTTGTGTAACCATGTTTAGCCATCTTGCCATTCTTAACGGCTTGGTCACGACCACAGCATTGGCAGTTACCGCGAAGTTGTTTAGTTGCTTGCATATGTAATTTCCTTTTAAAGACCCTCCGCACTATTGCTTTGGGGATGATGAATTATATAAGTAAACTTATTACCCAAGTAAAGCATAAGGTCTATAACATAGATTGTTTTCAGAAATAAATTATAAGAAATATTACAAGAAACAAAAGTTTTACAAATTAAAATGCTTTAAAAGTTAGATGCCTTATGTATAATTTAGCGTATGACTAAACAAGACTTAATCAAACTGGCTGGTTCACAGAACAAACTTGCACAACTCATTGGCGTTAGCCAAGCGGCAGTTTCGCAATGGAAAGAAGTGCCACAGTCAAGAATCTGGCAATTGAAATTACTGAAGCCTGAGTGGTTCGCAGTATAATTTTTGAGACACGGCTAGGTACGAAGTCATGAGCGTACCGAAAAAGGAACTCCCCCTCTGCCGTTGTTTCTTTTCTGGGAGTTACGCGGAGTTTGCTAAATGCGAATCAAAAATTGGAATAAGTTTCAGCACTTCAAGGATAGAAAACCGCCTTGGGTAAAGTTATATCGTGATCTTTTAGATGATATTGAATGGCACGAATTAGACCCACAGGCATCAAAAGTTTTGGTAATGCTATGGCTAATTGCCAGCGAAGATGAAGGCAACATTCCAGCCCTTAAACAACTGGCATTTAGATTAAGATTATCTGAAAAAGAAACAGAAGTTTGCATTATCAAACTGTCCCATTGGCTGGAACAAGATGATATCAATGCGATATCAACAAGATATCAAGATGATGCACCAGAGACAGAGACAGAGACAGAGACAGAGTTAGAGAAAGAGAAAGAGACAGAGTTATTCGTTGAAACCGATAAATCGGTTGTCAACCCCAAACGCATAAGTTGTCCAACAGAAGAATTATTAAATCTCTATCACCAAGAATGCAAAAGCCTACCAAGGGTTTTAATGCTGAACGACACAAGGAAAAAACATTTGGTAAGTCGCTGGCGGGATGTAGATGCTGAAGACAACTTACAGACCAAAGAAGAAGGCTTAACAATATTTAGGCAAATATTCCAGCAAGTGCATAAGTCTGATTTCCTGTCAGGCAGAACACAAAACCGCAATGGTCGGGTCTGGAAAGCCAGTTTTGATTGGTTAATGATGCCTACCAATTTTCTGAAAGTGGTTGAAGGTCAATACGATAACGGGAGAAAATAATGTCATTCAAAGATAAATATTCCAGCAAAAAAGATGATTCTGAATTTGACGAAGTGCAACGCCTTATGTGTTCTGTATCTGGATGCAGTAAGCGTTGGACAGTTCACATAAGCGGAGACAAGCCCAAGTGTTCAGAACACCAATGGACTACTGAAAAGCCAGCGTTTAAGCGCGTGATAACAGAAGTGTTGCCCAAAGAAGTTGAAGTACCGCAATGGTGGAATAAGGATGCTTTTTAATGGAAACACAAAACATTGAAAACTTTTATCAGGTAGAAATCTTTGATGATTTAGAAAATCCAATAGCAGATGATTGGATAAATATGCCTGAGTATAAAAATGTTAGCCAACCAGAACCAGAAATTACGGCAACATTTAAATTTAGAAACAAGACTGATTTTGAAACATTTAATGAATTATTAAAAAAATATGTTTATCACACAAACAAAGTTTTTGATGGTGAACAAGAAATTACAAAAAAACAGGCATGGTATCCATTAAAAGAAAAAAGCAGTAAATACCATTATGTTTCTTCTAAACCAACAAACCCAAGATTTCCTGTTTACATTGTTAGCAAAGGTAGATTTATTAAAAATCCTACTAGCGCATCATTAAACAGAATGAAAGTGCCGTTTTATATGATTGTTGAACAACAAGAATATGAACAATATTGCGAATTGGTTGGCAAAGAAAAAGTTTTGATATTGCCAGAAAAATACAAAATAGAATATGATGTTTTTTGGAAAGATGAAGATACAAGAACTGGTGCTGGACCAGCAAGAAACTTTGCATGGCAACATTCAATGGAAAATGGATTTGAATGGCATTGGGTAATGGATGACAACATAGAAAGTTTTGAACGATTTAACAACAATATGAAAATTAGTTGTGCAGATGGCACATATTTTTATGCCTGTGAAGATTTTGTTTTGCGTTATTCAAACATTGCCATTGCTGGTTTAAATTATTCAAACTTTTATCCAGCCAATGAATCTAGACCGCCTTTTATACTTAATACAAGGATTTATAGTTGTTTATTGATTAGAAATAACATTCCATATCGTTGGCGTGGTAGATACAACGAAGATACAGATTTATCCTTAAGAGCATTAAAAGATGGTTTATGCACAGTTCAATTTAATGCATTTCTTCAAGGGAAAATGTCTACGCAAAAAATCAAAGGTGGAAACACTAAAGAATTTTATGAAAACGAAGGCACTTTAAACAAATCAAAAATGTTAGAAGATATGCACCCAGATGTTGCAAAAGTTGTATGGAAATTTAATCGTTGGCATCATCATGTAAATTACAAACCATTCAAAAAAAATAGATTGAAAAAAATAACAAATTACGAAAACGAAAAGAAAATAAACAATTACGGAATGGAAATATATGAACAAGATACAAGCCCGTGCAATCCTTGATCAAATCAGATCGGGAGAAAGTAGTTTGTCTTTATCTCTCACAAATGAAGCCTTGGAATGGACAGGGGATTTATCTAGACCACTTGGTGAACCATTACGCGCTGATGGCTATGAACAAGGGAACGATAGACCATGCGCGTTACATGACGCGACAACTGGAGAAAGAGTGGGATGGTCTAGGTATCTTGATTGCAAAACGAATTAAGGAATTACAAAATGGAGATTAAAACCAGTTGGGCAATTCCCATCTTTTGGTCAAAGCCAAGAATCAAATGCGAAGTTTTAGGGGTTTGCCAATCCAGACCAAAGGTTCATTGCAAATCATGTCCCATACACAAACGCAAAAAAAAGGTAAAAAATGAAGTCAAGAGTTAAAAAGCCAACTAAAGAATATTGCCTATTGATGGCGCATTACTACTGTGTCAATGACTGCCCAAACCTTATGTGGGATTGGCTGGTGGTCTGGGCATTCCATGAAATGTATATGGAAGCCTACAAATAGATGCTATGATTGCGTAAATTTGTAAGGTCAATATGAAAACAATTGAAGATTTTGATTTATCTAATCGGGTTGAAAGATACAAGGCTAGAAAACTTGGCTTTGATGTACCAAAACTTAAGACTGGTGTTAAACAACCTGATTTTTGGTCTATGGTTGAAAAAAAATCTGAAAGTGAATGTTGGCTTTGGACACGCAAATTAAATAAATGGGGTTACGGAAGATTTCGTAAAAATGGTTTTAATGCAATGGCTCACAGAATTGCATACGAATTAACTTTTAATAAAAATATTGATGGCTTAATTGCAATGCACATTTGCGATAACCCTAAATGTTGCAATCCAAATCACTTAGTTTTAGGTTCTCATGCAGACAACCAAGCAGATAAATTTAAAAAAAATAGACAAGCCAAAGGTGAAAGCAATGGTCAATCTTTATTGACAAAAGAAAAAGTATTAGAAGCCAGAGAAAAATATAAAAATGGTGGTTTTACATATCAGCAATTAGCAAATGAATTTGGCGTTTCTAAAGATACTATGCAAAAAGCAATTCGTGGAATTTATTGGAAACATATATGAGAGCAAAGCGTGTGGACATGAATCAGGAACAAGTAGTTTCTGCGTTACGGGCGGCTGGTGCTTATGTTTGGATAATTGGATTGCCAGTTGATCTTCTGGTCGGATATAACAATAGGACTGTGCTGGTAGAAATCAAAAGCAGTTCTAAAAGCAAACTAACCAAACTGCAAAAAGACTTTTTTGAAAACTGGTGTGGTGACGGGCTGGCGCGGGTCGATACCCCAGAAGCCGCCTTGCGGATGTTGAAATGCGTGAAGTAACACCTACATTAAAAAGCCGTGAACAAGAAAAGATGTATCACGCGCTGATTGGAGATATTGCAAGACAAGCAACGCATCTTGGTGCTAAGTGGGACAAAGAAGATTGGAAAAGATTTCTTATATGGCAATACTCAAAAGATGCTGGTTTGCCTACTGGCAGATTTGTCCAAAGTCTTGATGGCACGGGTATTGTTCAACTTGGGTTGCAAAGCCGTAAGTTTTCTAAAGAAGAAGCAACGGGATTTGTTGAATGGCTTTTGGCATGGGGCGCACAAAACGGAATTACTTATGAAAAAACGCACTAAACGCAAAATCTGGGCAAAAATAAACCCAGTAGCACACGCTATTGCTGGCGCAAGAATCACAGATCAAACCGCATTAGATAAGTTAAGGCTTGGCGAATTGTCTGCGTTGGAATCCATGCGTATGGGTAAAGGCACGATAGAAGATTGGCGATTGCTAACCGACATGATGAATATCTGCGAAACATTTGGAAAGAATGGAATTGGCGCAGAAGCATTGGAAGATTGCAGACAAGCACAAGAAAGCCTTTATAAGTCGGCTAAACGCTATGAGACAACCAAGCGCATGGGTTTGGATGGATTGGGCATCAAAGCCTTGCAGAATGTATTTGAATGGCACGACCTTCAGCGTGTCAGCGTGGCTAGATCGGTCTATGAAGATATGATCGAAAAAACCCGCAACTACTTACGCAGTCATGGCAAAGATGTGGTCGAAGTCACTTAATGCGCCCCAAGCACAAATACATTCGTAGTCTCAAGTTATTGAGGGCAGTTGCAGAATTAGATTGCCAAAGTTGTGGGTCTGGTTATGGCGTACAGGCGGCACATACCAATTGGGGCGGTGGCAAGGGCAGAGGGATAAAGGCAGATGACAACTTGATAGCCGCCCTATGTCAGACTTGCCATTACGAAATAGACCAAGGCAAGAACCTAACCAAAGAACAGCGACAGCAATTGTGGTTGAACGCACATCACAGAACAGTTAGAATTCTTTTAGACACTAACAAATGGGCATCTGATGTGCCTATACCAAAGGGCGATACATGGTTAAATTCAGAGCAAGCGTAGAAGCGCAACAACCAACTGATGACCCGTTGATGCAGTTTGTTATGTGCCTACTTCATGCGCGTACAACTGCACATCTGAAACATTGGATGACCCACAGTAGAAGCGACCATCAAGCCTTACAGTTTTTTTATGATGGCATTGTTGATCTGGTCGATACCTTTGTTGAAGGATTCCAAGGCGAATATGGATTACTGCATGACATAACAGACGGGTATGTATTCCCTATTGGCGAACCCTATCCCTACTTCTTGGCGTTGGGTGTGGAGATAGATACCTTACGCAAACAGGAAAGATTTCCACAAGAATCATGGTTACAGAATGCAGTTGATGAAATCAGAATGCTTGTAAGCCAGACTAAGTATCAATTAAAAGAATTGAAGTAATGCCGTTAAGACACACCAAGGCTGGCTGGATGTGGGGAAGCAAAGGACCATTCACCAGTAAAGCCAAAGCATTGGCGGTCGCACGGGCGGCATATGCACACGGGTACAAAGAAGATGCCAACCGCACCATTCAATCAGAAGTGCAATCATCTAGGTTGCAAGAATCCCAGAAGCAAACTGAACGGCTACTGCTTAGATCATGGCGGTAAGGAATATATCAAAGAGATAGACACGATCTATCAGACCCCGTTGTGGAAAGCAATTAGGCGCACACAAATAAGCAGACAACCCCTATGCCAAGCCTGTTTAGTTGATGGCAGAGTAGAGACAGCAAAACATATTGATCATGTCTTTCCTTGGAAGCAGTATGGCGAACAGGCATTCACCAGAAATCTATTCCAATCCCTGTGTCACGCACACCATAGCCATAAGACAGCCCTAGAACGCAAAGGCTTATATGAGCATTACACGCAAGAAGGCGTTAAAACCTACCTAGAAGGCGATTATTCTTTTGTGATGGCACAGGCATAGGCGCAAGGGAATAGCGCGTTGACGGGGCGCGGGATGGCTCAGAAACTTAAAAATTTGGGGAAGTCAGGAAAG